ACTGGTGCTGTGACAGGATCTGACACAAACGTAACTGTAAAAGGAGTTATATCACAAGTAAATTCAAGTGAAAGTGATGGTGTTTATCAATCAACAGATTTAAATGTCTTGATAGGTGCAAATGAGTTGGGAGATTATTATCCTACACAGGCAGATCGTGTTCAATATCCACAGGCAGGTGCAACGGTAGAGGCTAAGATAATATCAATAAGAACATATAGAGGAGATCAACCTGTGTATCACTCTCTAGTTGTGAGGCCACAATAATGCTTAGTCCAAGACAAAAAGCTAAAAAATTTTTTAAAGATTTGAAAAGAAATGAAGATGCAACTATAAGAAGAGTTGTTAATGGAGCTAGAACCGCAGCAGCAAATGTAATGAATGATTTAGCAGAAAGAGGACCAGAATATTCAGGAATATTTAAAGATAGTTGGAGAGCTCAAGGTGTAGGTTCTGCGTCTGGTTCTGGGTCAAGATCTGGTGAATATCCTTATAGCAGAATTGATGTTCCACAATTACTGCCTACAAGAATGGTTGGTTTTGATGTTTTAAGAGGTAAATTAATAATTAGAATTTTTAATACACAGACTGATTATGTAATGCAAGCTCTTGATTTAGAAAGAGGTAAATTTAGACCAGATATGTTTTCTGATGGCAGACCAATTCCACCTATAGGAAAGGTTGTAAAACAGGGTGCCAGAGGAAATGAACCAATATTTAGAGGTGAGTTTGTCGGTCCTGGTATTGGAAAAAGTACAGCAAAAGCTAATTGGTATACTACATATGTTAAAGGCGGTGCTTTTAAAAAGGCCGTTAGAAAAGGAGTAAACACAGCATATAAACCATTATGAATTACCAGGCAATTAGAGCAGCTATTGAGAATCCAATACTTACAGCATTTTCTGGATTATCACCTTCTGTTCCTGTTTTTTTTGATAACATCACTGCTGCCCCATTAAGCAGTGTTACAGAATATGTACGAATAAATGTAACCTTTGGAGAAACAAGCGAAGCGACTTTGACTTCTTCTGTTGATACTGCAAGAGGTGCAATAATCATTGCTGTGTTTACAGAAAAAGGTAAAGGTCCAGCTAGAAATCAAACTCTTGTCACCACTGCTGTTAATGTTTTAGAAACTTTAAATAATACTGCTAAATCAAATACTGGTGTATTTTTTAGAGTTGGTAATATATCTGGCCCTAGTTTTTCTACAATTGAAACTCCTCCTTTATTTGAAGGAAGAATAGATACTTCTTATGTTGCTACTGTCTTAAGC